GGCGCATGGCTCCGGGCGAGGATCGCAAACGGCTGCGCTCCCTCACACTTGACGGAATCGGTGACGCGATGGCTGACCAGTGGGGGCGCCTGCTCGCAGCGCAGATCGCGAGGGCTGCCTAGATGCCCCTCACATATCTCTGGAACCGCTTTCTCGCATTTGGCGAGCGTCGGTACATCGAAATCTTCGGAGACGTTCCAGCTATTCCAGAAGGTTTGAAAGCCGCCGCCCGGAGTGAAACTCTTGGCCGGGGGGATAGACCTGACGGGCAGCGACTTTCGCACACGCATGAACATTCGCGTCCTCGCACTGGACGAGGGGCGCTATAGTGGCCTCCACAGCGCGTTCAGTGAACTTTGACGAGCCGGGCGTTCACAAGCCGGAGCCGCTCGTTTCCCGCAATGCTATCCGCGAGAAGCAGCGCAGCGCCCTGCGGCTTCATATCGGGCGCGGGCGCCGGTTCAGCGTTGCCGAAGCGTCCGAAGGATCAGGCGTTCCAGAGCGAGCGATTGAAGCTGCAATGTGCTTCATCGACGATGAGAATTACCGCCCTCTAGCTCTAGAGAATGTCGCCTCGCTTGCCAAGTTCTTGGGTGCGGCGTTCGTCTCGCACTACCTGGAACTGTCCGGCCTTGGCGCGTTCGAGTTGATGGATGGGCAGCCGCCACTTCCCAAGGTGCTTGCGAGCGCACCGTCCGGACAACTCACCAAAGACGACCACATCCGCAAAGCGCGCGAACATCTCAATCTGGCGGAGGGGATGGAGTGACCGACCCATTCGCAGGCCTGCCTCGCGGGCACTTCAAGGCGATCTATGCCGATCCGCCGTGGCATTTCGAGGTTTGGGCCGAGGGCGGCAACCGCAATGTCACGTCCAAATATTCCACGATGCAACTCGACGAAATGGCCGCGCTTCCTGTTGGAGATTTGGCCGCAGACAACTGTGTGCTTTTCATGTGGGTGGTTTGGCCGAAGCTGTTTGAGGCTATCGATCTCATCAAGGCTTGGGGCTTCACATATCGCACATGCGCCTTCTGCTGGATCAAAGCGGACGGTCGTCAGCCAGATATGTTCGCCGAATCCGTGCCGGTTCAGGTCGGCATGGGTTATTGGACGCGGGCCAACAGCGAAGTTTGCCTGCTAGGCGCGCGCGGCAAACCAAAGAGGCTGAACGCGGACGTTCGCCAAGGAATCGTCGAGCCCCGCCGCCAGCACAGCCGTAAGCCCGACTGCGTTCCAGCTCGCATCGAGCGCCTAGTTGAGGGGCCCTACTTAGAGCTGTTCGCCCGGACTCAGCGTCCAGGATGGACTGCATGGGGCAATCAAACCGACAAGTTCGTGGATGCCGCAGCATGACCGCGCTCCGCGTCGAGCTGTCGTGGCCGGCAGCAGAGCTAAGCCCGAACGCCAGAGTCCATCACTTCATCCTTGCGCGCTTCAAGAAGGCCGCAAAGACGGAAGCGGGATGGGCGACCAAACTCGCGCTCCAGAGCAATCGCCATTGGGCACCCCCCGAGGATAAAATCCCGGTTCACCTGATCGCCCACCCACCCGAAGCATGGCGCACAGGGGATGCGGACAATTTTATAGCCAGGTGCAAGGCGCATCTCGACGCTATTGCCAAGGCTGTCGGGGTTAACGATCGCAAGTTTAGTGCCCCAACTGTCGAATGGGCTGACAGGCAGGGACGCGGCAAGCTCATCGTCCTGATCGGCTCAGCTGAGATGGTGGCGAGATGAGCCTGAAAGAGCATCGCTTCATCGAAGCCAACTCGCGCTCGCCCGTCGTCTATGTCGGCGTGGACAAGCATAGCTGCACCTATCGCCTTGCTGACGGCTCAACCTGGACCTTTAGCATCCGGGAGTCGCGCGAGATCGGTGTTCCGAGATTTGCGCATTTGGAGGCGGCATGAGCGCCTATCGTCCTCCCCGGCGTTCCTATCGCGAGACGCCATACCTCAACCGCGAGTACGATGTCGGCCTGCGCCAACATACTATCTCCGCGCAAGAAGCTGAACTTGCATCGCGCGAACTCCTGGAACGCATCGAAAGTTCCATCTTCAAGTTCGGTTTCAAATACGGGATCAGCTCGGACGAAGCGCGTCACCTCCTGCTGAACACAGGGGTGCGGCTGTGAGGCATCCTCTCGATATTCAATGCCCGATCTGTGAGGCAGAGGTCGGCCAACACTGCATCGGTAAGAGCGGTCGAGACCGCAAGGCGTTTCATCGGGCCAGGGGGACGCGCAGGTCATCTCCCCATCCCCTGTATTATCATGAGCCAGTCAGAACCGAGAGTCCGCTTGAGAAGAGCTTGGCCAACACAATCCGGGATTGGATCAACTTCAACGGCTTTCTCAGCGATGTAGCAACGCAGGTCGAAATTGGCCCATACCGCGCTGACATTCTGATCACAGAGAACGACAAGCGGCTCGTCGTTGAATGCGACGGTGCTCAGTTTCACGCCGTCACTAAAGAGCAAGTCGAGCGCGATAAGCGCCGCGACCGTTACTGCGTTGCGCGCGGCATCTACGTCATGCGCTTTACAGGTGCGGAGATCACAAAAGACCCGCGCGGATGCGCTGCTGAGATCGGTTGCTGGATCAAGCAGGCATGAGCGGATACGTCCGTATTCACCGCTCTCTAATCGGGCACCCCGCGTTCCGCAATGACGCTGAGGCAATGGCGTTCGCATGGCTTGTCGCCACGGCGGCGTGGAAGCAAACGCGCGTGCGCTACAAGGGCCACGACATAGTCCTGGAGCGCGGCCAACTCACCATCTCTATCCGTGATTTTGCCGAGAGGCTTGACCGCCCGAAAGGCTGGGCTGAGCGCCTGTTCGCCAGGCTTCGCGAGCACGGCATGATCGACCAAAAAAACGGGACGCAGGTCGGGACGCAGGTCGGGACACACGGCGGGACAGTTGGCGGGACAGCGGCTAGCGTCATAACCATCTGTAATTACGGGGAATATCAGGCAGAGGCGCTGTTCGATGAGACAGTGCGCGAGACACCTAACAAGACGCGGCCGAGACAGGCGCGAGACACAGAACAAGAAAGAGAAGAAGAGAAGAATATAAGTTCGGAACCTAAAGGTTCCTCACCGCGCGCCTGGTCGCTGTATCCGGGGGTAAGCCTTCAGGTTTGGGACGACCTCAAGCGCAACCGATCTAAGAAACGCCTCCAGAACACCGAGACCGCCTGGAAGGGCTTTCTTGAAGACGTCCAGCGTGTCGCCTCGCAAACCGGGATTCCACCGCCCGAGCTGATCCGCCGCTGCGTAGCGAAGGGGTGGGGCGCAATTTATGATCCAAGGACCGAGCGAAATGAACGATCTAACAACCCGACCGCCGAAGCCGTCCATCGCATACTCGGCAGCAGCGGAGCTTACGGTTGAGCTAGCTAAAATGCTGTCCTTGGTAGCTCCGTCTTCGATGACAACCGAACAGCAGGAAATATGGCTGCGCGCAGCGGTTGACGCGCTGGACGGCATCAGGGCTCACGAGGTTCGCGAGATTGCCGCCGAACTGAAACGGTCGGTCACGCGCCACAATCAGATTGTTCCCGAGATCGCCAAGCTGGTCGATCAGAAACGCAAGCGCACCACGTCATCTGGCTCGCTCGACGAGATCAACGCCAAACGCCGGGGCGACGGCCTTCCAGCAGTGCATTGGGTTCAGCGTGACGGTCGCATGGTTTGCGAGTTCGTCGATCCTCCCGAATGCAGTCTCGGAAAGCGTGTCAAGTGACCGAGCACGAGATCATGGCCGCGATGACGCTTCGAGGCGGTTGGACAAAAGCCACGCTGGCAGCGTGGGGAGTGCCTTGGCCGCCACCAAAGGGATGGAAGGCCGCACTTCTTTCGCCCGGATCGAAGCCTTTGGTCGAGACCGTGGAACAGGGCTCGATGCGCAGCACGAGAGCTGGATCGGCGTCTAATAACTCAACGATTACAGCAACCTAGCAACCTAAAGGGGGGAGGGTGATGGAACATCAACGAATCAAGCGTGAACTGGGTTATCGCCAATTCCAAATTCTCGGGAAGATCACCGAGCGTCTGGAAGCTGGATTGAGAGCGCCCAGCCTCAACATGCTCGCAGACGAGTTAGGCATGGAAGGCACGGGCAATGTGTGCCGGACGATCAACGCACTGGTAAGACGAGGCAACCTGCGCCGCGACGATAACCGTAACTTGATCCTGCCGTAGTCTCGCCCCGGCTGTTTCTGCCTCATTGCCACGGGGGGGGTATGGCACGAGGGTTACTTCAGCCGGGGCATTGGCGGCAACAAACATAACCGCCTCGGGTTCCCTTATTGATAGCCTCTAAGTCCGACCCGCTGTGGCAAACCTAGCCACATGAGCAGGATCAGGGACGCCTTTCTCGTCCTCATCGGACATGCCGAGATCGTGCTCAACAAAGAGATCGCGTTCGTCGAGCAGTTTGTCCGTTCAGAGGAAGCAAGGGTCGAGACCATGATTAGCGATGCACTGAATGCGCTGTCAGCCGCCAAGGACGCGGCACTGAAGAAGATCGCTGACGAAGCCAATGCGCTTGCTGGCGCTCAATCCGACCTCTCGGCTGCAAATGCTCAGGTCGCTTCGCTTCAGGCTCAACTGGCCGACGCCGAGAACCAGATCAACGCAGTCGCCGCTCAGCTCAATCCGCAGGCGGCCTAAACATGGCTAAACTCACTTACGGCGAGCGCAACAGCCTTCCCTCAAACGACTTCGGATTGCCTGGGCGCAGAGCCTTTCCAATGCCCGACAAATCTCACGCCGCGAATGCCGAAGCGCGCGCAACGCAGGGGGTGATGAAAGGCTCGATCACGCCCGCTCAGGCCGCTCAGATTAGGGCCAAGGCCAAGTCCGTATTGGGCAAGTAAAATGGCCGCCCGCCTTCGCAAGACGCACCAAGACGATGTGCGGACCAAGATTAAAACCAGTCAGCTTCTAAATCGCCTTGAAGATCACGCACTTAGCGATGCGCCAATCCTGGACGCCAGCCAAGTTCGAGCAATCGACATCGTTCTCAAGAAAGTGCTGCCCGATCTTACCGCGATCACTGGCGACCTCAATGTGAATGTTGGCCTCAAGGATCGCTTCGTGGCTGCGATGGAGCGTGTCTCCAAATGACCAACATGGAGATCGAGGACGGCTTGGTCGAGCAGATGCTGAAGTTCAAGGACGATCCCTTGGGCTTTGTGCTTTTCGCGTTCGACTGGGGCGTTGGCGAACTCACTGGATGGAACGGCCCAGATGATTGGCAACGCGACTTCCTGATCGAGCTTCGTGACCGGATCAAGAGTCGCAAGCCCGGGGAAGTCATCAAGATCGCGGTTAAGACCGGCAAGGGGCCGGGCAAGACGGCGGTAGAGGCGTGGCTGATCCTGTGGCTCAACTCAACGCGGCCTGATTTCGCGGGGATCGCAACGGCCAACACTGGCGACCAGCTCGACACGAAGCTGTGGCGCGAGCTTTCACTATGGTGGCAGCGGGCGATCAACAAGCACTGGTTTCAGTGGACGGCGACGAGATTCTACCAAGTCGATCACAAGGACACATGGGGCATGGATGCCCTGAAGTGGTCAGAGCACAAGCCAGATGCTTTCGGCGGCCTTCACAACGGCGGACGCGGACAGGCCGTAGTGATCGACGAGGGCTCTGCGGTCGCATCATCGATTTACGATGTGGTCGATTCCACGATGACCGACGAGGACTCGTTCATCTTCGTGTTCGGCAATCCGTATCAGAAGAGCGGGCGTTTCTACGAGCTGTTCACCCGGTTCTCGCATCGCTGGACGAACATCACGGTTGATTGCCGCAAAGCCAAGGCTCCAAATCAATCGAAGATCCAGCAGGACATCGAGGATTGGGGGCTAGACAGCGATTACATCAGGGTAAACGTGCTCGGCGAGTTCCCGCGCCAGGACGCCAACACGCTCATTCCCATGCCGCTGATCGAAGCCGCGAGGTTACGCAGAGCAGAGGGCTGCGAGCGTTACAAGCCGGTGTGGGGTCTGGACGTTGCGCGCTACGGCGACGACCGGACGGCACTGTGTATCCGCAGGCACCGGAAGATCGAGAAGATCGAAAGCTGGCGCGGGCTCGACACGATGCAAACGGCAGGACGGATCAAGTATCTGTTCGACGAAGCGGCTACCGACGACAAGCCGACGCAGATCGTGGTGGACGTGATCGGGGTCGGTGCTGGCGTTGTCGATCGATTGCGGGAGCTTGGGCTTCCGGTTCGCGCGCTGAACGTCGCTGAATCCCCTGCGGTCAAGGCCAAGTTCCACCGGCTCCGTGACGAGATGTATTGGCGTGGCCGAGAGTGGTTCGAGGGCCTGAACGTCGAGTGCGAGCACATGGAGGTCGGCGCTGAACTTGCCGACGTGACCTACACCTACACGTCCGCCGGCCAGATCAAGGTCGAGCCCAAGGACGACATCAAGGAGCGGCTCGGAAGAAGCCCGGACGTTGGCGAGAGCCTGCTTCTGTCGCTGATGGAGGATTGCGAGCCGATCAACATAGCCGAGATGGACCGGTATCGCCGCGCCAAGTCGAGATCGGAGCAGAGCGCATGGGCAGCGTGATCCGTCTCGTAACCGAAACGAGCACGCACAGTCTCGGCGAGCAGCTGCGCGCGGTGGCAGAGTTGATCGATGGCGGTTTGAAGGTCGATCATGGCCTGATCGTCGCAGTCGTGGACGGAGCGGTCGATTATGCACCGCTTGGGCAAGTTACACTAATCGAAGCGGTTGGTTTGCTGGAGCTCGGCAGCCGCAAGGTCGAGCGGGACATGTTGCGATGAACCCGCGCCTTCCATCCGAGCAGGAAAAGCGGGTCATCGTCGATTTCCTGCGCGATTCAACCAACGTCTGGGTCGAGGGCGTGCATTTCGAGCGCTGGACCGACGGCGCGATGCGAATGCGCTGCCGTTACCGCGACCTCAAAGACGCAACCAAGCACGCCAATCTCGTCAATCCGTCACCCAAGGGGGAGACCGCGTTCGAGGAGCTGTGCGTGGCGATGAGCGACTGGCTCGAACACGAGAAGCTCGACTGGCTTACCGACATGAAAGAACCGGCCGATGGCGTCAGCGTACAGTAGCGTCGCGCCCTCCGCCCAGTCGGGCCAGGACGACGGCAGCATCACGCTGTTCCCCAAGCTCAAGGCGTGGGTGCTCGATTCCATGCAGCGGCACGCCGACTGGTACAAGGAGGCCGAAGAGTGTTTCGGGTTCGTCGCCGGTCGCTCAATCAAGGGCAAGGGCCAATGGCCCGACGACACTTGGCAGCAGATGCTCGAATCCGGGCGCCAGCCAATCGAGTTCAACCGTATCGGGCCGATTGTCGATTCGATCTGCGGGCTTGAGGTCAACAACCGCCAGTCGATCAAGTTCCTGCCGAGGACAGAGGGCGACAGTGAGGTCGATGAGCGGCTGTCGTCGCTGGGCGACTGGGCGCGCGATGAAACCGATGCAGAGGACGAAGAAAGCGAGATGTTCCGCAACGCGGTCATCTGCGGTCGCGGGTTCACGGAGACCCGCATCGACTTCGATGAAGAGGCGATGGGCAAGATCGTTGTCGATTGCCTCGATCCGCTGGAAGTCGGGGTTGACCCGGCCTCGCGCAAGCCATGCTTCTCCGACAGTCGCTATTTCTGGCGTTATCGGGACGTTCCCGCCGATGAGGCCAAGGCGATGTTTCCAGGCGTGGACGTATCCGCGCTTCACGCCTCATGGGCAATGCAGATCACGCCGCAGGACGGCGGACAGGGCAACAAGGTCGATTATCCAGAAGAGCAGCGTTCGGGCTTTGCTCCAGCATTACCGCCAAAGATCGTGCGGATGGTGCAAATCCAGTGGTGGGAGCGCGAAAGCCGTTATCTCGTCGCTGGCGAGGACGATACCGAGCCGCAGGACATTCCCGCCGGTGAGTGGGAATCCAAACCGCAGGAGGAGCGGGACGCGTTCTCGGCAACCAAGGTTGAACGCCGGAGATACTACCAGGCGATCCTTGGCCGCTTGGCGATCCTCGACCAGACCGAGAAAAGTTGCTTCACCATCCGCGCCTGCACCGGGCGATGGGATCGCAACAAGGCGTATCACTACGGCGTCGTAAGGCCCTGCCGCGATCCGCAGATGCTGGCGAACAAGACCTTGAGCCAGGTTCTCCACATCATCAATACGAACGCCAAGGGCGGCATCATGTACGAAGCGGGAGCATTCGCCAACCCGCGCGATGCCGAGAAGGATTGGTCGAACCCGGCCAAGTCGATCAAACTCGCCCAGGGCGGTATCGACAAGGTGAAGCCGCGCGAGGCGCCGCAGATCAATCCTGCTCTGGCGACCCTGCAAGAGTTCTCTATCTCGTCGATCCGCGATGTGACCGGCGTATCGGTCGAGATGCTTGGGCTGGCAGACAGGGATCAGCCGGCAAGTCTCGAATACCAGCGGCGCCAGTCGGCGATGACCATCCTTGCCAACCTGTTCAACGCGCTTCGCCATTACCGCAAGATGCAGGGTCGGACGCTGATCGAACAATTGAAGCTGCTGCCTCCGGGCGTCCTCATTCGGGTTCTGATCGATCCCAAGCAGGCGATGGCGGCATTCAGCCAGGCGATGATGCAATGGCAACGGGTGGCGATGCAGGCCAAGGCGCAAGGCCAGCCCGTACCACCTCCGCCGCAACCGCCGACTGCCGACTTTATGAAACAGACCAAGCAGGGCGAGGTATTCGACCCGGCCGCATTCGGCCTGGGACCGGACTCAGAGTTCGACGTGATCGTGGACGAAATGCCGTCCTCTCCGAATCAGAAGGAAGCGACATGGGCGGCAATCCAGCCATTCATCGCCGAAATGCCACTGCCGCTGCTTCCGGCGGTGCTCAAATACTCGCCGTTGCCCGAGAGCGCGGTCGAGGATTTGAAGGATGCAATCGACCAGATGGGTGGAACGCAAGGCATCGATCCCAAGGCGATGGCCAATCTCCAGCAGCAGCTTACCCAGCTCAACCAGGAGAACCAGTCGCTGAAGCTCAAGAACCAGCAGCTCGGCGACAGGTCCCAGCTCGACCAGGCCAAGGCCGCTGCGATGATTACCGACAGCGAGACCAACCGGCTGAAAGCGATTTCCGATCATTCGCTCGGCGTCGGCGATCAACATCTTCAGCAGATGCAGCAGCGGCTCGACCTTTTGACAGAGGCGGTTGGGCACATCGTTTCGCTTCACCAACAACAAACGCAGATCGGCGCGGACCAGGATGCCGCCGAAGTTGCCGCAGAGAACCAGCAAAGGACGGGAACCAATGGCTGACATTTTCACCGACGAAGAACTGAAGGCTGCCGAGCAGACGACGGTCGAGCCTGTCGATGCCCCAGCAGAGGAACAACCTCAGGAGGGACAGCCGCGCGATCCCGAGACCGGCAAGTTCCTGCCGAAAGACCCTCCGCCAGAAGGCGAGCCGGAAGCCGAGCCGCGAGGCGAGAACAAGGTTCCCCAAGGCGCACTTCATGCCGAGCGCGAGCGCCGCAAGACCGCCGAAACCGAACTCAAGAAAGCACAGGAGCAGCTCCAAGCACTTGCGGCACTGCGTGAGCAGGTGAAAGCGCGCCAGCCCGATCCCGTCCAGCCACCGGAAACCGACGACACGGGGTTGAAGCACCTCACCGAGCGGCTCAACCAGGTCGAGCAGACCGCGCACAAGGCCACCCAGACGCTCGACATGCAGCGGATCGAGGAAGCTGAAAACCAGCAGATCGCCGCCGTAGTTGCACAGTCTGAAGCCGCCTATCGGACGCAGAAGCCCGACTATGACGATGCGATCCGGCATGTGGTCAATGCAAGAGCCCACGAGCTTGAGCTTTACGGGCTGTCTCCGGTCGAAATCAGGACCGCACTCGGCAACGAGGTCGCGGACATTGCGCGCTCTGCAATTGCCCAAGGACGAGACCCTGCCGAACTTGGCTACCAGATCGCCCTGTCGCGCGGCTATCGGCCAGGATCGGGCGAGGCTCAGCCCGGACAGGGACAGCGCACGGTCGATGCCGTAGCAGCCGCCAGAAGCCAGAGCCGGTCATTGGGTCAGGCCGCAGGATCAACCCCGACACAACTCACGGCCGAGGCGATCTTGGCGATGCCGTCGGAAGAGTTCGAGGCGCTCTACATGACGCCCGAAGGACGCAAGCTGATCGATTCAATTGGCGGAGCCGCCTGAAGGAGCAAATGACATGGATTTAAGATCGATTTCACCGGGCCAGAACGCGGTTGCCGTCACGCCAAGCGACACGACGATTGTCGGCTGTCGCAGCCTCTATATCGGGGTGACGGGCGATGTGACGCTCGACCTTCCTGGAGGCGCGACGAGCGTCCTGTTCAAAGCCGTCCCAGTCGGCATTCTGCCGGTGGCGGCATTGCGCGTGAAGGCAACTGGGACAGCCGCAACCAACATCGTCGCAATCTACTAGGTGAGCGGGCTGGTGGGACTCGCCCGTTTAGCGCTAGGCTATCGCCGAGCCCGCAACATCGGGCTTGTTCCCGTTGGCACTCCACCACCGCCGCCTCCACCACCACCGCCGCCAACCCTTGGCACATTGGCGCTGTCCGCCGCCACATTCACGGTTGGCGCTCCATCGTCAGGAACGATCACGGGCGCAACCGTAGGATCGACGATTACCGCAAGCGGATTGCCTACCGGCCTGACGATCGACGGCGTTGCAAGAACATGGGCGTGGGACGGGACCGGGACTGCCGGATCGGGTAGCTTCACTCTAACCGAGACTCTAGCTGGATACTCCAACAGCCCGCACGCAAACGTCATCAGCTACTCAATCGTGGCTGCTTCCAGCGCTCCTGTTCTGTCGAACCCGACCAACACCGGCCAGTGGGATACGCTCCTTCCCGCAACAGCGTTCGTCGGCGATTCAGTCCACTTGCTCATCTTCAGCGACAGCGGTTTGACGACCCAGGTTCAGCACCTGGTCAAGATGATTACGCCGGACGAAATGGCGGGAGGCGGCGGCGCTTCCAACTGGTCCGTGCTTGCGACACCGCCACCGCGCGACGCAACTACGGGTGTCATTACCGGACTCGCAATGGGGGTCGGTCCCCGCTGGTGGTATGCCTATATCCAGCGCGACGATGGAACGACATCACCGAATTCCAACGTCATTAACGCCACCATCATCGCCACCGTCGGCAACCTGCCTAACCTGCAGGTGTGGCTCGATCCCTCCGACCTTACCACCATGTTCAAGGACACAGCCGGGACCATTCCCGTCACTGCCGACGGCGATGCGGTGGCGCTCGTCCTGGACAAGAGCGGCAACGGCAATCACTTCCAGCAAGCGACCGCTGGGCTCAGGCCGCTGTATCACACCGCTGCGGGCATAAACTGGCTTGCCTTCGATGGCGTCGATGACGTTCTGGAAAGCGTCACCACCGCGAACATGGGCTGCGCTACAGTCGTCATTGGGGCCAGGATAGACAGCACTAACGGCCCGTGGGTGGGACTTCTGGGCGAGAAGTCCGGGCAGGCTAGTCCAGCCGTTATCACCGGATTCCAGAAGGAAAGCAGCAACTCTAATTTCACTTCACGAACCAGTGATGCTGGCACTCTTGCCGACGACACGCACTACTGGAGCAACAAGACCACGCAAACAAAGAACTTCACGCTCAACACCATCGAAGTGCACAGCGCCGATGGGACGGGCAGGACGGGCGCGATCACCTTTGGCGGCACCATTGTCAGCCTCGGAGCGGTCCCGGCAACAGGGGCGGGCAACTCCAAGATCAACTTCTATGGCCTGATCCTCGCCGGTTCCACCGACACACAAATCCTTTCGACCGCCAATCGAAACACCGCCGAAGATTACATCGCGTCCAAATCGGGAGCCTATTGATGCGGAAGCTGCTTTCCTTCCTCCTGCTGGCGCTGACGCTCAGCAATATTGCCATCGCGCAGAGCTTCCCCAAGCCGCCCGACGTTCCAGCATATGTTCCGGTTGCAGCGACCTATGCGGGCAGCACGACGCTCAACACGATCAATGTCGTGACCTCGCTTCCGGGCGAGGCAACCGACATTCCTACCACACCGACAACGGGATACATATTCACTGCGACGACGGGCACCGGCTATTGTCCGATTGGCGTAGGAACCGGCTTTTGCCCGGAAAACAAGGCCCGGTTCGAGGCCAATTTCAGCCACTTTGCCTATGACGATCCGCTGCGCAACTACTGTCAGCCGGGCACCAGCCACCTGCACATGTTCTTCGGTTCCGAAAGCACGTCGGCCTGCTCGACCTTCCAGACGCTCCGTAACCATCGGGGCTCGACGATCAGCGGCTCGGATATCAACAAGAGCGCCTATTGGGTTCCAGCGTTCGTTCTCACAAACCCGTTCGGGGACGGCAAGAACTACGCCCTGAAGCCCGATTACATCGTGGTCTATTACAACGGTTATGACGGCACCAAGTCGTCGCAGTTCTCACGCTTCTTCCTCGGACAAGGCAACGTCTTCGGAACGAACATGGATGACCCCGAGGACACTCAGGTCAAAAAAGAGATTGCAGCGGGAAACGTCGCGGCAGGCTTTACCCGCTACACCTACGTCACTGACGGTTTCCAGGGCTATTATTGCGACGCCGAGTCAGGCGCGACGACCGACTATGTTGACCATCTCAAGAACGCGGACGGAAGCGACCCGTTCGCGAACCTGGACCCTGCTGGAGGGCTCGGCCCCGGGGGGTGCCCGGCTGGCAATCATATCGTCATGGAACTGCGGGGTCCGACCCATTGGGACTGTACGAACCTATGGTCGCCTGGTGACTATAAACATTATCGACAAGATGTGAACGACAGTGTCGCTGGCGGGGGAGTCGGCCCTAACGGATGGTGCCGGCAGGCCGCTGTCATCTACAAGGTTCTATACTATGAAAACGGCCCAAGCGACTATACGCGCTGGCGGCTATCTTCGGACGATCCAATGGCCGCCAAGCTCGACAGCTTGCCGACTTGCACGACAGGCTTCGCCAACGCGCCCTGCACGACGACCTCAAGCCCGCACACCGTTCTCAACGGCCAGAGCGCTCATGGGGATTACAAGATCGGATGGGACAAGGACACGCTGGTCAACCATGTCATGCACGATTGCATCGGCACCGATGGGGGCACGCCGCACGAGTGCGAGGTCGATATCATCGGCCTGAACACCTGGTTGATTGGAACCACGGGTGGTGGGGCTCCTGATGGACGTAATCCGCAGGTGAACACCGCCAACCACCAGTATGACACTTCCTCGCCGGCCAAGATGGTGCTTCTTCCCGCATCGCCGCATGGGCCTGTCATGCACCATATGTAGGGAGTTTCCGAAACGTGCTCAGTCTGTCAATTGGCCTGAACTGCGGTAATGTAGCCGCCTCCGGCTCGTCCCCCAACACTGCCGCGCTCACGACGACTAACGGCGCGAGTAAAGTCAGCAACATCACCATCTCTGGCTCGCCAGCCTTGAACGGCTCTACTGACAGTTCCGGTCAGGCCGAACTCGTTCGCGCCAACCAAAGTGCAAGCGGCAAGAAACAATTTGAGGTTAAGGCCACTTCGCTGCCCGCAGTCAATAAAGCCTTTGTCGTCGGCATTGACGATGGAACGACAACGCTTGGTCCAACCGCTCCATCCACGGAACCTGGGGCCAACACTAACACGGGTGTCATATTATCCATGTTCGTGACTGGAAGTAGCGGCTTTGCGTGGGCTATTTCTAAAGGAAGTGCGTTCGGTGGTGGTGGCACCGGCTCGACAAACCTGTCCCTAAATGACGTAATAACGGTCGAGTTCGACACGACGCCAGGTGGCGCGTCGGATACAGTCAGCTTCTATCTCAACGGGACACAGCTCGGCTCGACAGTCACGGGCCTCGGAACGATTACCACCGCTGCTTACGCGGTAATGGGTTGTGAGGGTCAAGCTACATTTACCGCTAACTTCGGGCAGAATACCTTCACCCATGCCCTGTCCTCTGGATACACGGCATACGGTTCATGAGCCGAGGCAGCGCTATAATGTTCTCGTAGGTTCGTTTCTCGGGCTCTCCAGTGATTTCTTTCAGGGTTGGACGCCCTTGGTTTTTGAGGTGCCATCTCAACTTGACCAGCTTGGAAGCATGTTGCGGAGAATAAACCGGCTCCACGAACACATATCCAGGCAGGCAAGCGGCAATACGGTCGAAATGGCCGACACGCTGGCCGTGATACTCGAAGGCAATCATCGGCCGGTGAGCGGAAATGGTTTTTCGCAATCCCTCGAAGACCTCAGGCTCATGGTCCTCGACATCGACCTTGATAAAGTCGATTTTTGGGAGATTGAGACGCGACACGTAATCGTCGCCGACCTCGATCGGCAGCATGACTGTGTCTTCATTTGCCGTTTGGATGAAGCCGCTATTGCCGAGATTCCCGTCGTGATTTTCGAGAAAGGGCATTTCGCCCGATTTATTTCCGAGCCCGATGGGGTGAACGGTGATATTGTCCAGGCGGCTCAGAAGGATGTTATCTTCCAGCATCCGAATGACGGTCGGATTGGGCTCGAAGCAATGGATCTCGCGGAAACAGTCGCTCAGGTATAGTGCGTGGTTTCCGATGTTGGCGCCAATGTCGAGCATCGCCGAGCCCGGATGCTTGAGGAAATGCGACCGCATCAGGTCAAGGAACCTGCGTTCGTAGATGCCTTCAACGAAGATGTGCCGGTCAACATACTCACCGGGGTAAAGCCGGAAGGTGAGGTTGCGGACACTGTGATCGACTGGTTCAGTCAATCGTTCCCACGCCCTTGCCCTGCGCGGCTTTACGATCTTCTGCCTGTAGGCGTGAGACGCCGCCCAAAGCAATCCGTTCACCACACACTCCTGCCAACCCGAGCAGAGGCAATCCTGATTCACCTACGGCAATAACAACGGGAAGTAAACGCTTCTGATAGCCCCAGTCCCAAAATGGACGTGCTAAACCACTTCCCGCGTGGTGAGAGCACGCTACGGGCGGGGAACCCGACAACACCCTGACGCGAAGGCGGCAATGACGGCCTGACGCGCCTCCCGGCGGACTGGGAGCACGGCTCTGCGGCGACCCGCAGGTCTCGAACCAGTCCAAACGGGAGATTCTCAGTGGCACTTACAAATTATCCGGTCGGCAATGCGCTGGCCGTTTCGCTCTGGGCCAAGAAGCTCAGCGTCGAAGCGCTGCGCCAGACCTACTTCTATGCCTTCATGGGCAAGGGCTCCGACGCGATGGTCATGTATCGCGACGAGCTTGGCACCGGCCCCGGCGATAACGTCACCTATGGCCTTCGCGCCCAGCTTACCGGCGCTGGCGTCCAGGGCGACGGCACGCTTGAGGGCAACGAAGAGGCGCTCACCACCTACTCGGACAAGGTGGTCATCAACCAGCTTCGTCATGCCGTTCGCTCGGCAGGCAAGATGTCCGAACAGCGCGTTCCGTTCGAGGTCCGCGAGGAGGCCAAGTCGGGTCTAGCGGACTGGTTTGCCGACCGTCTCGACACGTCGCTGTTCAACCAGGTTTGCGGAAACACGGCCGTGACCGACACGCGCTTCACCGGCAACAACGCCGTGGTCGCGCCGGACACCAACCACATCTTCCGCAAGAACAGCAGGACGGCGGATGAATCGCTGACGACCGGCGACGAGTTCGACCTGTCGATCATCGACAAGATGGTTGCCCGCGCATACCAGTTCAACAACGCGGCAGGCACCGGCAACCTGATCCGTCCGATGCGCGCCCAAGGCCGCAAGTTGTGGGTCATGTTCCTTCACGATCACCAGATTTTCCAGCTCCGCTCCTCTGCGGCGGCGGGAACCTGGGTCGATTACCAGAAGGTCGCGATCCAAGGCGGCGACAAGGAAAACCCGCTGTTCACCGGCGGCGACCTTCAGGGCGAATATAACGGCGTCCTGCTCCACCGGGCTCCGCGCATCACCAACGGCGTCAACTCGACGACCGCAGCGGTGGTCACGAACGCTCGGCGTGCCGTCATGTGCGGCGCTCAGGCGGCGATGTTCGCCACGGGCCGCGACAGCACCCTCGGCCAGCAGGACAAGTTCAACTGGGTCGAGGAATCGTTCGACTACGGCAACCAGCTCGGCGTCAGCGCCGGCGCAATCTTCGGGATCAAGAAGACCGTCTTCAACTCCCAGGATTACGCCACGTTCG